AGGACCATGCGGTGGGGTTGTCCCATGCCGGCTCGCCGGTCTGCGTGATGATCCGGTCCGGCAACGTGATCGTGTTCGTCGTGCTCATATCAGCACCGCCCATGGCGTTCCCTGGTCGTCGGCTTGCACCTGGACGTATGGCTGCAGTGGGGGAGCAACGGGGAGGTTGGGGGAACTCGCGCCATACAGTTGCCCGGTTCCGAACTGCAACGGGTAGGAGGCGGTGGTCGTCATTGACGTGAACGAAGCCGTGTTATCGGTGCACGCGATGGAGAACCAGTCGCCAGGACGCACGCGCACCATAGACCCGAGCGAAATGGTGGCGAGTCCAGCAGCCGGCACGGAGATGTTCCCGGTGTGCACCATCAGTTTCCCTGGGGCGCACTGTCCATCTCCCACTCCGATCCCGTGGCCCTGGTAGACGCCTACATCGATGGACCCCGTTGAAGTGGTGGCCACGTTGAGCTGCACCTTGGAGACATCCGCCGCCGGGCCGTACAGGCGAGCAAGTACCTGACGGCCGTTCAGGGACTGGCTGGAAAGAGGAGCAAGCTGCCCGACCGGATTAGTAGTCAGGCACGGGAGGTAGAACCCAGCCATCTGGAGCAGGTCGGTGAGAGGAGTGGCAGAAAGGACCCCCTCGACGGTGAACCCGGTCGCGTGGGCCACCGGGGTCGTCCCATCGACCCCGCGCACCACCGTCCATGTGGTCTGGCACAACGCCGCTGGGTTCGTCTCGTCGATGACCAGCGTGCCGATGGCGTAGGAGTTGGCCCCGGTCGTGTCCGGGAACGGCGTGAACCCCGTCACCGGGATCGATGTGGCCCCGCTGGCTGTGGCGGCAGATGCAGTGCACGAGGTCGGGAAAAGCCCCGAGCCCTGTGCGGGCTGGATGGTGAGAACGTCGTCCAGCCCCACCGCACCCGGAGTGGCTGTCACCGGAAGGGCCGTGTAGGTAGGGGCTCCGGCGGCCGTGAGGGCTGAGGTGAGGGTGACGTCGGTGTTGCTCGTCACCTCCATGATCTCCGATGGCGCAGCGGGGTCTTGGATGCGAAAGCTCATCCGACCCGCGATCGCCGCCGGGAAAGTAGCCGTCGAGGCTACGACCCACGACTCGACTGTCCCGGCAGCAGGCGCGGTCGTCCCGCCACTAGAGACGGTGGTGGATGCGTTGTCTGCGAAGAGCGGGCTCGCCACGCGGGCCCCTTAGCTGATCGGGCCGGCGACGATGGCGCCGATCGCGTAGTCCACCGTTGCCCCGGCTGCGACGGGCCCGGTGACGGTCGAGTTGGGGTCGCCCCAAAGGAACGTGCCGCCCGTGACCGCGCTCCACAGGCCGCTCCACAGGTCCCCCGTCACCGACGGCATCGAGGTGAAGGACTGGGCGTCCGTGGACGCCTCGGAGCCCGCAGAGGCGGTCCCGAAAGTAATGGGCTGGCGGGCGTAGGAGCCGCCGGTGACCTCGTTGGCGCCGGTGGTGCCAGGGTCCGCGGTGTGCTGGCTGAGGTAGTACGTGGTGCCCGGTACGAGCAGGGCGGCGATGGCGGTGTCGGAGGAGGTCGCGGGGAAGTCAGCCACGGGGGGTCCTTTCAGGGGAGGGAACGCCGCAGACGCACGAGGTCGTGCGTGAGGGTGCTGGGGGCGATGTGGTGGGCGCGGGCGATGTCTTGGAGCTCCACGCCGCCGTAGACGGCTGCACGGACGACCTCGAGGTCCCGAGGGGACCGGCACGCCCGCAGGAACGCACGCAGGGCCTCACGAGCCACCAGCACGTCGGCAGGGGAAGGGTCGGGGTCACCCGCGTCGTACTCGAACCCCTCGGCGGCAGCGTCGGAGCAGAGCCGATCGAGCGAGAGCGGCAGCGGTCGGTGCGGCCGGCAGGTGCGCGTGAGCAGGCGCCACTCGTCGATGACCGCGCCGGGGATGCGGGCGTGGAGGTAGACGCCGAAAGCCACGCCAGGGGTGGGGTTCCACCGCCGGGCCGCGGAGACGAGGGCTTCCATCCCCGCGGAGACAAGATCGTCGCGCCAGCGGGGATCGGGCAGCCGGGACGCTGTGCGCCGAGCGAGCCGACTCGCCAGGGCGTAGTGCTCGCGGATGAGACCATCGGCGTCCACGTCATCGCGCCGGTCGCACCAGGAGCTGTTCAAGGGAGCCGGGCGAGACCTGGTAGAAGTCGCCCACGCGCGCAAGCCACCCGCCCGCGTGCAGCGAGAGAGCGACGAGCGCCGAGCAGATAAGGGTGCCCTGGCGGCGGAAGTCGACGCGTAGGAACCGCGGGGAGAGCAGCGTGACGGCGATCGAGAGGATGGTCAGGAACCCGTACTCCTCCCCGACCCGGCTGCGTGCCCACTCCAAGCACCGCTGGCGGTCCAGGCCGTTCGGCGCAGCGACGATGGCGTAGTAGCCCCCCGGCGCCACCTGGTCCAGCGTGGCCCGCGTGACGCCCTTGGCCTCGGCCTGGATGACCCACGTGCGCTCGGGGGTCGCCCCGACCATCTCGATGATCGCGGCGTGGGACCACGCGGAACGCGTCCCGAAGCGGATGAGTCGCCCGAACAGCCCACGGGTGTGCGCGAGCACGACGTCACCGGGCAGAGCCGACGCGAGGTCGAGGTGCAGGGGCGCGGGATTCACTGGACACTCCCCGGCAAGTAGCGGTGCGCCCACGTGGTCGCGTGGTTCGTGGCGACGTAGGACGCGAGCGCGGAGGCGATGAACAGCATCTGCGTGCGCCAGTTTCCGAGCCCCCACTTCACGAAGGCCCCGGCGGTGATGGCACTCCCGTAGCGCGACGCGTAGTCGTTGGCCGCGTCGAGCCAGCCCGCCCAGCGCCCGAGGTTGCGCCCCTCCGCGACGACGAGGAAGGTCGCCAGGTTGTCCTGGACGACCATCGCACCGGCGACGAGGAGGGCGAGCGCCCACAGGGGGAGCATCAGGCGACGGGTGGCGTCGTGGGCTGGCCGAGGATGGAGTGCTTCGTCGCGTCGACGAGCTGGGCGACGGTGGGAACGTCTGCGACCTTGGCCTGGAGGTCCCCCACGACACGCACGAGGGAGTCGACCGTGGCCTTGGTGGCGGGGAAGTCCGTGGAGACGAGCGTGCCGACGGTGCCGAGCTCGGCTTCGAGGCTCGGGAGCTTGGCCGCCAGCGCAGAGCCGGCCTGCTCGATCGAGGCGACCGACACGCCCTTGTCGCGGATGATGGTCGCGACCGTCGAGCTGAGAGCGACGACCCCGCCGACGATCACGAGCACGGCACGCACGAGCGTCGGACCGTGCTGGATCGCACCGTCGACCGTGGCGAGGATGCCACCGGCGAAGGCGGGGATGTGGACCTTCATCGTGGGAGAGATGGACTTGGCCATGTGGCGCTCCTTACCAGGGGATTTGCGTGGACGTGGCGAAAAAGGACGCCGGCACCCCTGCATGGCGCACCCCGACCGACTCGAGCCGGTCGAGGTCTGCCGGCGACGGCACGCCCATCCAGAGATGGCGGTCGAGGTAGCACAGCGCCATCCCTCCACCGGGGTGCGGGACGAGGACGGGCGCAGAGGACTCGATGCGGGCCGACGCGATCGGACTGCGGCGAAGCACGCGCGCCGCGAGATGGCGGACACGGCCCACCGGAGCGGGGACCTGGCCCCAGTCCCGCGCGAGCACAGTGTCGTAGTCGACCTCGGCGCCGCCGATCGCAGGACCGCCGACGAGCTGTTGCAGCACCTTGCCCTTCGGCTCGGGCCCGGTGTTGAACGACGACGACCCCAGCTCCCACAGGAACTGCACGCCACGGTCGGCGCAGTAGGCCAGGAACGGACGAGGGCCGTACACCGCCATCGGGCGTCCGAGGGCGGTGGCGAAGGCGCCGATCCCGGAGAAGGTGATCTGGTACCCACCGGACGGGAGGTTGCAGTCCACAGCCGCGTAGACGGGACGACACGCAGGCCACGCCAGAGCAGCGAGGAGCGGCCCGGCGATCTGTGCCTTGGCGCGACCGGCCTGGACGCCTCCCTCGAAGTCGGTGGGGCCGTCCTCGTAGACGAGAGCGACCGGGATGCGAGCGGCGCGGTACTCGGCCCACTCACCGGGCCCGAGGGCCTTGGAAGGGTCGGCGGAGAGGTAGCGCAGTACGCCAGCCACGCCGGCAGCCTTGAGCGCAGGAGCCCCCGGACGGGACCAGGAGAAGTCGACAGCGTTCGCCATCAGACCTCGATCCCGTGGTGCTCGAGCAGCGCTTCGAGGTGGGTGAGGATGTCGGCCTGGCGCCGGGCCATCTCCCGCGTCTCGCGCATCACGACGGCGTCGCGCCGGGTCTGGCTGAACAGGGCGAGCATCGTGACGTTCTCGACGATGATGGCGAGGTCGGACCACGAGTAGTTCCACCAGTTGCGTGCCGAGGCGCTCCCGAGGGCCAGCCACGCCACGCAGACGACTTGGATGAGGATCATGGTCGACCAGCGCCGGAAGATGCCCTGCGCGCGCCACGCGACGTGCTCCCCGAGCGAGAGGGCGTCGCCGGTCACCGGGTCCGTGAAGGTGCGAGCCATCAGCTCTCCCCCGGCGGATGGTCCGTGTGCTTGCCGAACGCGGAGCGCAGACGCGTCATCGCCTCCGCGAGCTCGGCCGTGGCAGCGGTGTTCGCTGCCATCTGCTCGATCATCCCCTTCGAGCCAGGACCCCACTCGTCTGCGGCTTTCCCGAGAAGGACGGTCTCGATGCGGGCCTGGCGCTCCTCCTCGATCTTCAACTCGGCCTCTGCGGCCCGCTCCCGGATGTGGTGCCCGTGGATGACGCTGCCTGAGAAGCGCCCGACAGTCGCAGCGACCCCGATGACCCCGACGATGGCGACGACATCGCCGGCACCGATGCCACCACTCATGCCCTGCCTCCCCGGAGAGCGCCACGCATGTCCAGGTAGCGTTCGAGGATGTCGAGCGCCCGGTCGATCACCGCGACCGCACCGGAGCCAAGCTCGATGGTGTGCACGTCCCGTGGCGTCATGGCCCCGAGCACGTCCGAGACGCGAGCCGACTGGACGGGAGGGCGCGCAGGCTGGTTCACGCGGCTTACGGTGCCCGCACAGACCCCCTCCAAGCGGGCACTAGGTCGTGAAGGTCCCGAGCACGATCACCTGGCGCCCGAACACCTCGACGAGTACCCGGTCGTTGACCGTCGGGGCGTAGCTCGTCAGGCGAGACGCGGGGACTGTCTTGGTGGCGCCGTCGAGCACGACGAGGATCGGGGAGGTCTGGCTGACGGTGGCGAGCTGCTTCACCCCCGCGGCGCGGACCTGCTTGGCGATCATCCGGTTCAGGGCGCGGACGGTGCGCTGTACCTGCTGGTGAGGGTGCGTGCGCTCGTTCATGCGTCCTCCACGGTGCGCTCGACGGTAGTGACGCCATCGGCCGTGTCCCGCTTGACCTCGTAGCCGCCGTTGCCGGTGCGCAGGAAGCGCGTCACGCCGCCCCCGCCGACGCCGGGGATGCCGAAGATGCCGAAGCCCATGCCCCCGACGCCACCGAGGCCCCCGCTGCCGATCCCACTCAGGGAGAGCCCCGTGCCGACCGAGCCGGTGGTGCCGGACGTGCTCGAGTACGTGTAGGTGCCCGTGGTGGGGTTGTAGTTGAAGCTGCCGTTGCTGACCGGCGCGTAGGCCGCGACCGACGGCTGGTTATTCAGCCCGTCGAACTGACTGATCGGCGTGCCGAGCGGGACCGAGGTGACCGCTCCGAGCGTCGAGTAGTCGAGCGGCATGGTGGCCTGCTCCAGGATCAGCACCTCGTCGGTGCGCGTGGCGATGTTCGTCACCACAGTCAGGTCGTACGCCTCGAGCCAGAAGCAGGGGGCGCAGTCGACGACCACCTGGCGGGTCATCCCGAGCACCTGCGGGAGCAGCGCCTGTGCCATCTGTGCGGCCTGTGCGGAGGTGGTGACCGTGCTGACTTGCACCGGTGGCGCCGGGCGCTTGCCGTACGGCCCGAGGGCGTAGAAGGGGCTCGAGGGGTCCATGTCGAAGGCCGAGCCGGAGATGACCGTCGACGAGCTCGTCATCGACTGGCCGGTGACGATCACGCCGTTGTAGCCGGGGCTGTTCGATGTCGTCCTCGTGACCGATGTCGCTGGGTTGCCGAGGCCGTCGGCGAAGGTCGCCGTCGGAGGAGCGGGGTTGGCCGAGGGGTCGTCGATGACGCGGAGGACGCCGTCGCGGTCGAAGAAGATGAGCTGGCCCCCCGACGCGCAAATGGACTGCATGAGCGCCCACGGGTCGTCACCGGGCTGAGCGGCCTGTGCGGCCACAGTCGCGCTCGACGGGGCGATCGAGACCTGCGTGCACCACGGGGCTTGCGAGGCGAGCACGTCGAGGACGGCCTGGGCGATGCTCGTGCCCTGGGCAATCGAGAAGGCGTCGGTGAACAGGTTCGTGCTGATGCGCTCGGCGCGGTCGTTGGCCGTGACCGTGAGCACCGGACCGGGCGCTGTGGTGCCTCCCGAGCCCGAGGCGACGTCCACCTCTTGCAGGTAGAAGATGCCGAGGCTGAACAGCGTGACGGCGCCATCGACGTCGTAGCCCGAGAAGATTTGCACCTCGACGCCCTTGGACGGATCCAGGTACCCACCAGACGGCCAGAGCGGCATCAGGAGCCCCGATGGGTCCAGTATCTCGAAGCTGCACGTGCGCACGACCTCGGCTGTCGTGTCGATCGTGACGGTGCCCCCCGGCATGATGTCGGTGAGCCAACCCTTCGTCGACCCGTCCTGGTTGAGGACCGCGACCGCTGTGACGACGCGGAAGGGCGCGTTGGGGAGCGCGTCCTGCGCGGAGGTCACGGCGCGACGGTGGACTGCGCGGAGATGGTGATGTCACGCACCAGCAGCCCCTCGGTCGACCAGCCCCGCACGGTGGCGAGGTTGATCTGGTCCTGCTTGGTGTCGCCGAGCACGATGTACCACTGGCCGATCTCCTTCGGTGCCTGGAGGAGCAGGATGTGCCCCGTCGCGCGCAGCTGCTCGAAGGCTTGGAACTCCGAGTCGGTGAGGAACCGCATCGGCAGTGATAAAACCGGCATCTTGATGGTGTCCCGCATGATGATCGCCTGCGGGCTGCCGATCGGGAACACGATCTGCTGGGGGTCGGTGCTCGAGACCTTGAACAGCCCTGGCTGCATGGAGACTTCCATGTTCGCGGCCGGGTTCACCGGGTCCTTGAGCCACCAGCGGAGAGAGGTCGGCCACTGCGCCTCGAGCGCGGCGGTGAAGCTCGTGACGGTCATCCACTCACCACCTGGCATCGGTACTGCCGGATGAAGCCCAGCGCCCCTTCGTAGTCGTTGACGACCACGGGTGCCTGCGTGGAGGCGATGGGGACGTTCGTGCCGTTGCGCACCGGGTACCAGTTCACGCCGTCGTCGGAGAAGGTGAAGTTCACCGAGGTCGTCCCGACGAAACCCCCAGCCGCCCAGGAGGTGGCTCCGGCCGGGAAGATGCCACACTCATCAAGCCAGAACTGCTGACCGCTCGCCGGTGCGCTCTGGGGGTCGTCCGTGACAAGGAGGTTCGCCCCAGTCTCGCCGGTCGCGGCGACGGTGAAGGGCACCGAGACGACCTGCCACCCCTCGCTCATCGTGAAGGTGGCAGTGACCGTCCGGTGAGTGCCAGCGAGCTGGACGACGACGGTGTAGGGCAGGCCGGTACTCGAGGCGTCCCCGAGCACCGCCGCCTCTGCGACGTAGGAGGCCCCTGGCTCAAGGGTGTAGACGGCATTTTGCGCGTAGCCGTTGGTGGCGGTGGTGTTCGCTCGCTTACAGAGAAGGGCGTAGGAGCCGTCGAGAGCGTGGGTGCTGTCCTGAGCAACTGTCCAGTTCGGCCCCGCCGTCCATGTGCCGACGCCCGTCTCGAAGCTCGCATCGACCGCGGTGAGGAAGTTGTCCTCGGGCTGGGCGGTGAGGATGACCATCGGCGCGCCGGTCGTCGGGTCCGCCGTCGGGTCCGCCGTGAACAGCGGCTGTGCAGGCACGTCGACCCCGAGGGTGAACGCCGTGTAGCCCCACGAGGAGGTCTGGCCCCCGCTCTCGGTGAGCTGCACGAAGGCCCGGTAGGTCGTGGCCGTGACGAGGCCCGAGGCGATGCTGGCGCTGCTCGCGGAGCTGGCGACCACCCCGGAGGAGTACGCCTGGGTGCCGGAGCCGGGCGTGGTGGAGAACGCACCGGACTCCACGATGACCTCGTAGCCCGTCTGCGTGGCCCCGGAGGGGAAGGCCCCGGTCCAGTCGACAGCGGGCGTCAGCGTGCCCGAGATGGTCCCTGTGGGCGCCGTGACCGACACGGTCGGAGGTGCCTGCGCGGTGAACGTCGACGCGCTCGCGAAGGCGCCCTGGAGGTTCGCACCACCGGAGGCGGACTGCGACGCAGCGGTCCAGTTGTAGACGTTGCCGTCCGCGAGCGTCCCGCTCGGAAGCGTCACCTGCCACGTGCCGCTGACAGCCACGGAGTCGCTGTTCCACACCACGCTCGACTGCATGGCGTTCGTGGAGGCGTTGAAGTAGCTGTAGGAACTCGCGCCGGAGGTCTTGAGCCCGAAGGCGTAGGCGATCTGTGCGGTGCCGTCGGTGGACTGGTAGCCGAGGGTGAACGCCGGGTCCGTGGACACGTCCTCGTAGGAGGCGTTGGCCGGCGAGACGAGGGAAGGCGGGGCCGGGGCCGAATAGCCCTGGAGGACGAGGAGGCCGAGGTAGGCGTTCGCTTGGGACGTTGAGTTGGTGGAAGAAGCGCTCAGACTCCCTGGCGTGGTCGGCGCAGCCCCGGCCGCAGCAATTTGCGCGTAGTAGGTGCCATCGTTGTCGCTGAAGTCGTCAAGAGACGATAGAGGGATGCCGATGCCAGTTGGCACACTCAGCCCCGGCGCCACGCTCCCGAAGAAGGCAGCGATGCCAAGGACATAGTCGGCGCCCGTGAAGCCGAGGGCCGAGGTGGTGGCCGACGCATTGGGTGGCACGGCTATCTGGGTGGCGGCGCCCACCGGAGAAAGCGTACTGAGTCCCGAGAACACCATGACGAGCCCGGCAGCCGGTTCCCCGGCGTAGGTGGGGACCGTGATCTGCGTGGCCCCTCCGGTGGCGTCGGCCCCGACATACACCCCAGGACATCCGCTACTCGCCCAGGTTACGCCGCCGCCCGAGGGGGACCCTGCGTCCTCGACCACCGCTACCACGATGGTATCGCCAGGATTCGTCGTGAGCCCCAGCCCCACCACCAGGTCCCCCCCGGTGGTCGTCGCGATTGTCTGACTATGCCGCAGCACCGCCGTCATGGCGCCACCCTCGGGGCGAGTGCAGCCGTCAGAGCAGCGGTGAACGCAGCATCACCGGGGGGGAGTGCCGAGAGCCGCGTGAGCACCGCAGCAGGCACGAGGCCAAGCTGGTCCTCACGCAGCGACGTGCCACGCGTCACCGCCGCAGCGTGCTCCTGGTCGACGAGTGCTCGGAGTGCGATCGCCGGTGCACCGAAGCCGAAGTCCGCGTGCTGGGAGCGGTACGCAGGCGCCTGCGAGGAAAGCTCACACGCCCAGTACCCGCGCAGACCGGGGTGAACGACCGGGCACAGCCACGGGGCCGTGTCGGGGTCGAGGGCGACCGGATCGAGGGCATGGCCGCACGCGAGGCACTTGGTGGGGTAGGTGGGCTGGCTCATGCGGCACCTCGGGCGAGAGCGGCTTGGAGGGAGGGCAGCATCGAGTTGATGCCCGAGGTCACGGCGTGCTTAGTGGCCGTCGGGTCGGCAGAGCCACGCGCGTCGATGTTGATCTGGATCGAGTTGGACCCGCTGGTCGACCCGAGCTTGGGAAGGCTCGTGCCCGTGATCCCGTTGAGTCCCTGGATAGTCGGCGAGCCAGAGGGGGCGTTCCCCCAACTGGGCTCTGTGGGGATGGAGAGATACCCGATGTGGGAGATGTGGCCGACACCCAGGAAGCCCCCCACGCTGTCGATGGCGCTGATGACCGTGTTGACCCCCTTGAGGATTCCGTTGACGCCCTCATCTACCCCGACGCGCATCTCGTACCACGCCTTGTCGAGCGTGACCTTCATCTCCCCCCATATGGTCTTCCAGTTCAGTGCGATGTAGGCGCCGACGACCACGAGAGCTTCGAGCGCGAGCACGAAGGGGTCGAGCTGGGTCGCCACATCGAGGCCGAGAAGTGCAACCTTGACGGCCGCGAGGCCGATGGCGATGGCCCCGAGCAGCTTGGCTTCGCCCTGTGTGACGGTGGCGTGCAGGAGCTTGAACCCTTCGGCCAGCGCCCACAGCCCGACCACCACCGCACTCCCGGTGCCGAACTTGCCGAAGGCGAGCATGGCCACGGCGACGGTCGAGAGCAGCGTGGCAAAGTTGTCCGGGATCGCCTTGACGAGTTCCTTGATGAAGCGGGCGATAGTCGGGAGCTGGTTGAACGCCGCCATCCCGAGGGGCGCAGCCCCGCGCGCCACCTTCTTGATCGCTGCCTCCACAGCGCCGAAGGCGCTTGAGAAGTCCTTCCCCACCGCCAGGATGGCGGGCAGGAAGTCCGGGCCGACCTTGGCCTTCTTGGTGAAGTTCTCGAAGTCCTTCCCAAGGCTCACCCAGCCGGGGCCGACGAGCTTGATGAGCGGCTGGGCGGCAAGGAGCAGGTTCCCGAGCCCGGTGCCGATCTCGGTAATGGTCTTGCCGAACTCCTTCATCACCGTGATCTCGGTCGGCGTCAGCGCCTTGAGGAACTTCGCGAAGCCGGGCGACTGGAGCCCCGACGTGAGATCCCCGATGAACCCGCCCATCCCCTGCACGGCGCCCTTGGCAAACCCAGCCATCGCCGGAGCCGCCTTCACCGCTGCGCCGATGAGCCCGGTGATCTGGCCGACGATCATGGTCTGGAGCGGGTGGATCAGGCTCGTGTTGATCTTCGAGAAGTTGGACCCGAGGCCACTGTTGATGGCAGCCACGGCGCCGGGGTCCAGCCCCGCGACAGCGGTCTTGTATTGCGCGGCGGTGATCTGCCCGGAGAGGAGCTGCTGGTGCGCCTTGTAGGCCGTGGAGAGGTCCGAGATGGTCCCGGTGAGGAGAGCCCCGTAGATCACGGTGCCCACCCCACCGACGATCGTGCCGGCCAGAGAACCCGCCACCGCCCCGAGAGCGGCGCCACCAGGACCCACGCCGAGGAGCGCGGCGAGACTGAGCCCCGCCGGCATGGCGCCCATCCCATTGGTGAGGTTCTTCGGGAGGTAGGCGCTCCAGTTGATGCCGCCGCCGGAATCCCCTTCCCCGCCTTTGCCCCCGGAGCCGCCGTGGAGCACGGAGCTGATGTTCGTGGAGATGGCGCCCCACACGTCCCCGAGTATCTTCCCGAACGACTTCTTGCCGGTGGACTGGTCGCCGCTCGTGAGCTGGAGCTGGTTGCCGAAGGCATCGGTGGCGATCTTCGAGAACAGGTCGCCGGTGAAGATGTCCCACTCCTTGGTGGGAATCTTCCAGTCCGTACCGGTCTTGTTGCCCGGCGTGTTCATCATCGAGTTGATGATGTCGTCGAGGATGGTCTGCTCGAAGGCAGCGGAGACGAGCCCTCCCCCGCCCTTCCCCTTCCCGATCTGCGCCTGGTTGCCGAATGGGTCCAGAGCCGTGATGCCGAGGAGCTTCTGTTCCCAGTTCGTATTGCCCGAGCCGTCGCCGAGCATCGAGTAGAAGCCGCTGTCGAGTGCCTTCTGGAAGTCCGACGCGGCCGGCAGCAGGGCGTCGACTATCTCGCCGGCGCGCGAGTTCTTGCTGCTGGCTAGCTCGGAGATCGAGGTGGAGAAGACCGCATCGAGCGCGTGGCTGATGTCGGTGGGGTTGAACCCGAACTGGCTGAGCATGTCCCCCACCAGGGACTTCTCCGGCAACTGGCCTGAGCGGAAGATGCTCGCCATCGTGTTGCGCAGGTTGCGCCCCTCGGTGGTACCAGGGCCGATCGCTTCGAGCAACCCAGCGTCGAGGGCGCGCCCGAGATCAGTGCCGAACGTCTTGGCCCCGAGCGTCGGGTCGCCGAGCATGGCGCTGGCGACCCCGGCTCCTGCCGTCTTGGCCAGCGTGGGCGACACCGGTACGTCCACGCCTTTACCGAGGGCGGTCTTCTCGGCCTCGACGGCCGCCTCGGCCACCTTGTCCATCTCGGGGCTGTAGGTGACTGTCTCCTTGGAGCCGAGGGCCGACTTCTCCTCCTCGACGACCGCGGCGGCTTCCTTGTCCCACTCGGCCTGGACCGGGACGATGACGTCCTTCTCCAGGTCCTTCTTCGTCGCCTCGGCCTCAGCGACGGTCTCGTCGAACTCGCCCTTGTCTAGGCGCAGATACGAAACAATGCTTCCACCGTCGTACCCTATGGCGACACACCCCCCACGGGTGGCTGCACCTCAACGGTCTTCACGGTCAGCCCTAGTTCCTGCATGGACGCCTGCGGGGGGCCGTCCTCGATGAGCCCTTCGGCGCGGAAGCCGTCCAGGTAGAGCCGACGCTGCCACCACGGGAGCGCGCGCCACTCATCGACGCTCTTGTTGAGGTACCGAGCGGCCAGGTGAAGCTCGACCCACTCCCAGTCCGGGGCGAGCGCCTCATAGCGCTCGTCTAGCCTTTTGGGGCCAGGCACTCCACGGCGTAGCGCATGAAGCCGATGAGCACCCGCGGGGGGAGCTGGCGTATCTCGGCCTCAGCGGGGTAGCCGGCGCAGTACGGGATGAGGGCCAAGCGGATGTCTTCGAGGAAGGCGAAGTCGTTGACGCTCTCCGTGTCTGGACGCTCGAGCTTGTCCCGCATCTCCTGCTGGAGAGCCATGAACGCCCGCAGGCGCGCCTCGGTCGGCTCGGGGATGTACCCGACGCCGGTGCACTTGCCGGGCTCTCCGTCGTCGCGAGGGAAGGTGCGGAAGTCGTAGTCCTGCCGCTCGAGCGAGTCGGCACCGAAGCCGCTCACGAGGCAGCAGCCGTGGCGTCGGTGACGGTGATGGCCGACAGTGGGCAGATCGCCGTGAACGTGGCCGGGTAGCTACGTGCGGCCTTGGCGCGCTGGTACTGGGTCTTGACCTTGCCGGCGCTTACCATCTCGGGGATGTAGATGAGGCGGTCGAGGTCGAAGGTGTTGCGTGCCACGACGAGCAGCGCCAGCGTTTCCAGCGCGTCCGCGAGCGTGAGCGTGGTGGACCCCGCCACCCCGGTCGTCGGCGTGACGACCGAGATCGTGCCCCCGCCGTAGGCGTTCGCGATGTTCGCGACCGTGTCCTCGGCGAAGCTGATGTCGATGGTCAGGTCCGAGGTGTCCGCGTAGACGCCGACCGGGCTCGACAGCTCCTCGACCATGATCGAGGAGGTCTTGCGGTCCATGTTGATCGTCACGCCGGTCTCGGTGAAGCCGGCAGGGACCCACGGGGTGGCGACGGTGGTCCCGACGCCGGTGGTCGCAAGCGTCGGCGCTGTGGTGTTCGCCGGGGCGATGTACAGGTTGGCGAAACCGACGACGACGTTGGTCGCGGTCCCGTTAGGGGCTGGGCTAGCCATTGCTACCTCCGCTCGACGAGCACATGGGATGCGGCCGCGGCTGCAAGAACCGCATCGACCTGACCGGCCCGGACGGGGGTGCCGCTCGGGAGTATCTCGGGCACGCCCGGCACGCCAGAGTCGAAGCCGCCGATGCGCCAGCCAAGAACTGCGAGGGTGACGACGCCTGCGGCGGGAAAGGGGACCGCCGGGGGTACGGCAGGCTCGGACGAGAGGGCTGGAGCTGGCACAGGGGGCACGACTCCGCTGGCCGCTGCGACAGGTACCTCATCGGTCGTCATCGCCGCGGGACGGTAACGATGCCCCCTCAGCTCAAGCGGGCACCGTGAACTGGTAGGTGCTCACGTAGACGGTGCGCAGGTCGACGTCGCGTCCGGCGTAGGTGGGCGAGCTGAGCGGCTGGATCGAGAGCACGTAGGTGCTGCCCATCTGGAAGCTGCTCTCGTGGGCTACGAGGGCCTGGTGGAGCGCCAGGGCCAGCGTCTCGGCTGCTGCGTCGTCGTTCGGCCCACCACGGATGCGGAACTGCACGTGGACCACCTCGAAGGCGCCGTCATAGAGCACAGCGCCGCCGGGTGCCGTCGAAGCGACGATGATCGAGTCCGGGGTGTCCGGCAGCCGGTTGAGGTTCACCGGGGCGCCGAGGCCGAGCCCGGCGACGAACGTCTCCAGATCGCTAAGCAGAAGCGGCACGGCCCCTCCTCACGTAGGACGAGGAGAAGTTCCCCGAGGTGTGCGACGATGTGTGCTGCAGCTCGTTGCCGGTGGTCTTGTTGCCGGAGACGAGCACGTCCCCGCCGGCAGCAGCACGGATGGCGTTGAGCTCGGTCTGATCGAGGCGGGGCACGAGAGCCGGCCGCTCGAACACGATGTCGTGGTTGTCCGTGACCTTGGTGGACGCGCTGTTGCGCAGCACCCAGTACTCGATCGGCGCCTCGATGAACACCGTGTCGGCGATGGCGTTGGATTGGCGGATGAACACGTCGCGAACCGTGTCGTGCTCGTCGAGGAGGTGGTCGGCCCACTCCTGGACGTACTCCGGGCCGCGCTGGGTCATCGTCTCGGTGAGGTAGCCGGCGTGGCCTCCTCGCGGGTGGTCGAAGTCCGGGCCCGGCTTGCCTGCGGGACCGTGCGAGGTCTGCGTGGGCGTGATGATCCCCACCCACTCGTCGAGGTCGTTCACATCGCCCCAGCCGTCCTGGTACCTGGCGTAGACCTGATCGACCATGATGCGGGCTTCGAGCACGCCGGTCCCTACGAGGTCCCGGAGCGCCTGCATCCGCTGGTCGAAGTTCCCGTGGTCCTCGATCACCTCGTGCCGGCCTTCCAGCCGATCGAGTTGCCGCCGATGTCGACCATCTCCTGCAAGGTGATGACCTCGCGGCCGTCAATGAGGTCCCCGATCGCCACAGGCTGCAGGAGGGTGACGAGGTTCGTGCTGGTGGTCACCTCGCCGTTCTTTGCGATGACGTCGCGCAGACGGGCCTCGGAGCGGGCCTGGAGGGTCACCGGCGGGGCGAAGGTGCCGTCGTCGCGGTCCGACAGCGCCGTGCGGCTCTCCCACTGCACGGTCTGGTTGCAGAGCCGTGCGAGGTTCACAGCTCCTCGTTGAACACCGGGAACGGCAGCAGGTGCGCCTCACGCATCTGGAAGGGACCGAGCAGCCCGGACTGGATGCGGTCCAGCTCGGAGGGGAACGTGCCCTTGTCGCCGGTCCAGTGCGCGTAGTGCACCGAAGCACCGCTCACGCTCTCGGAGACGACGGCCATCATCATCGGGTTCGAGAGCATCCGGTAGCACTCGAGCACCACGAAGTCCACGACCTGCTGGGGCACGACGCCCTCGTAGTTCAAGTACCAAGCGCCGGGGAAGGTCGAGACGATGAGCACCGGGGAGGGGTCCATGACCACGTTCGGCCACCCGTACTTGAACGTACGCGGCCACTCCCGCTCCTGGGTGGGATTGAACTTGACGCCCATGAAGGGGCCTTCCTCGTCGCAGCGCATCGTGGCCGCGAGAGCGATGCCGTCGGGCACCGTGGCCTGGAAGCCCCAGCGCGAGAGCAGGATGGACGAGGCCGTGAGCCCATCGACGTAGGGCGCAGGCGCGACGGTGCTCGGGAGCACATTCGGGACCTGCGGCTGGAGGTTCGCGTCGATGAAGCTCACGGCTCGGCCTTCTTACTTGCCGGTGCGGATGGTGATCGGTGCACCGCGGTCGCGCAAGTATGTCGCGATCACCGGGTCGATCACATCGCCCTTGGCGAAGGTGAGGTAGTAGTGCTGGTACCAGGACTTGAAGTCCTGGGAAGCCACGAAGGTCCCCGCAGCAGCCGTGCCGGATGATGCCGGGCTGGGCTGGGCGAGTACCGCTGCGTCGTCGGCGACCCGCTGGGCCTCGGCGGCGAAGTCGGCTGCGTCCTTCGCGACTCGGGTGAGCTCGGCGTCCCCCGGCGCCGCGGCGAGAGCAGCTGCTGCCTGCTCTGCCGCGGTACGGGCCTGCGCCGCTGTCTTGGCCGTGTCAGCCGCGTTCTGCGCCGGGGTCGCCATCAGGCGTGCTCGACGACCACGGCCCGCTTGAAGGCGGCCGGGTCGCTGCCCCCGCCAGCGATCTGCGCGAGGAGGTCAGTCGACACGGAGTACCCGCCGATCCACGACCACGTGCTCGAGAGAACCTGCCCGAGCCGGTCGAGCGGTGCACGCAGGATGCGGGCCACGCCGTTGATGAGGTCGATCTGGACGGTGCCGCGAGCGTTCTCGGCGGACACGAGGTCGCCCATGCGCTCGAAGGGACCCTTGATGAGGCAGCCATCCCCGCACAGGATCGGCCGGTAGTAGGTGACCCCACTCGGGTTGGTGCCCGTCGGGACGTTGTTGTCGAGGATCCAGTCGATCCCGAGCGTGCGCCCGAGGAACTCCTGGCCCTGGCCGCCCATGCCCAGCTTGAAGTTGGCGTAGACCGGGCTGTCGCCTCGGCTCTGCCACATCTGCCGGAACTCGAGGTCCTGCTGGAGCTCCTGGAGCGTGGCAGGCGGGATATGGGCGGTGTAGGCGCCTCCACGCATCGGCACGCCCATCGAACGCAGCCGGGTCGCGGCCTGGGTGAACAGCGTGAGGGTCGCCACGTCGCCGGAGACCAGCTGCGCAGCCGACGCACGGGCGTTCGGCCGGTACTGGACCGGGCCGTTGCTGACGTTGACGACGGCCTCGCCGACGGTGGCCGAGATGGCCGTGCCGAGCGTGAGCGTGTTCGTCGCGATGTCGACGCCCGTGACCGTGTTTGCCGTCCCGCCGATGGTGACGTTGATCGGGTTCGAGCTGGACACCGGCACGAGGATCGGCACCGAGGCGCCCGTCAGCCCCTCCGTGGGGTTGCTGTTCGTGGTGGAGGTGGTCCCGGTCGCCATCTGGAAGCCGGAGGCGTCCTCAACGACAAGCGCCGTGGACGTCGTGGATGCGTCTGCGGCCCAGGTCGTTCCTTCGCCGTAGGCGCCATACAGCGCGTTCTGCGCGACGACGTTGAGCGAGCCGGATGCCTGGATCGCCAGGTTCCGGTTGTCCTGGAGGAACTTCGACGCGAGCGTCAAGGCAGACTCGGCCATGTTCGTGTCGATGGACGAGCCGTACTGGTTCATCGTCATCTGGTACTGCTCGAAGCCGTAGGTCTGCGCCGTCGCGTCGTTGGTCGTGATCGGGTTAGGCGCGAGAGGGAGGAGGCCCGCGCGGGTCATGATCGAGGTGTCACCTCGACCGCCACCCCACGGGATCACCTCGGCGAGCGTGTCCCACAGGTACGCGGGGTGCAGCGCCTGCTCGAACACCTGGTCCAGGAGGCCGTTCTGCATGATCTGCTGGAGGGACTGGGGGACTTCATCGTAGAAACCCACGGGGGAATCTCCTTCGGGCTAGAGGCGGATGCCGTATCTGGCGAACTCGCGTGCAAGCTCATCGGGAGAGGCGGTGCGGAAGTCCTGAGCGCTGGGGGGTGGTCCACCGGTCTCGGGCGCGCGGCTCGAGCCGAACCACTCCGGGGTTGCAGCCTTGAGCGCGGCCACAGCTTCGGCCACTCCCTCGACGGCAAGCCCCTCGACCTTGACTGCTGAGTGATCGACGAGCTTGAGGGCCGCTTCGATGCGCGCCGGGTTGATCCCGGCGTCTCGTAGCGCTCCCTCGATCTTGGCTCCGGCCAGGGTCGTCGCGGCAAGAGCTTGTGCCCGCTCCGCTTCTGCCTTGAGCCGGTCCCGCTCCTCGGTCGCTCGTTGCAGCTCGGTCTTCTGCGCGTCCTCGGCAGCCTTGGCCGCTGCGAGAGCGGTCTTGGCAGCTTCGACATCCGTCACACCGAGGGCATCGAGCAGCGCCTTCTCTGCGGCCTTGCGTCCCGAGTCTCGGGACTCCCCGGCGATCTTGTCGAGGTCGGCTTGGGTGAAGGTGCGGTCAGACGGTGGCGGGGCAGGCGGCGCAGGCGGTGCAGCAGGTGGCGCAGGAGGGTCCGGTGGACCGTCCCCACCACCAACGACGGGCAAGCTGGTGCCGTCGGGCCAATGCCAGCGGTCGCCCCATCTGACGGGGCTCTCATCCTCAGTGTGCACGTCTCTCCTCCCCCGGAAGTCCCGTCCGGTGCGGTCGAGCCGGACCGTATGGAGGGACCGCGCGGGGAAGCGGGCACGGCTACACTGGGGTTTCCGCCTGATGGTGTAACGAGCACACCGGCTGTGGTGCCGGAGGACCCGACCCGAGATCGGGGAAGGCGACGAACCCGGTTCGAATCCGGGGCGTGCGTGGCCCACACGTAGGACCTGCGGGCAGCAGGCACGGGGCGCAACCCCAGGGCCGACTACGACGAAGGCAGCAGCGGAGCGCCAGGCACCTCTGGGCCGCACGTACACCTGCAAGCGCGGTGGACCGAGCCGGGCCAGCCGATGTCTGGCATCCGATCGGCACGGAAGTTCTTCCCGTTCGCCGCCCGGCACTCTGGCGTTGTCCTGGTGTCGATGACAGCTCGCCAGTTCAGGAGCGGTACCGGGCCCTCGGGGCGCCGGTCCGCGGTGAGCGCTGCGGCGACATCGACGAGAGCCGCCGAGCGCATCCGACGAGCCTCTGCGGCGACCTGGAGGGTGAAGTAATACCGCTCGAGGTGCTCAGCCTTCCCGAGGTCCTTGGCCGCCGTGAGGCGCTCGACGGCCATGAGGGTGTAGAGCGCCCGCCACCGTGGGGCCATCTTCGCCTCGTGGCGCTGGCACGGCCCCTCGCGGGCGACGATCGAGGGCACCGTGGCGACCACCTCGGACTGCGACACCAGGTTCGCCACGAACGTCGTCACGTTCATCGGGGGCCTCGGCACCAGTCTCCCGAGAGCGTCCTCGACCGCCAGCACGAGGCCGAAGCCGAGTATCCCGAGGGAGAACGCGGACACGAGTGCGAGGAACGCCGCGCGGTCCTGCTTCTGTTGCGGGGTGGGAGGGGTAGCTGGGGCGTCGGGCATCAGTCAACCGGCGGCGCACCGCTGTCGATACCGCCGCCGGCCGTATCGTCGTCCGCGATCAGCATGGCCTTGAGGCGCTTCGTGAGCCCCCCGGCGCCGAGGCCCTGGCTGGCAGCGCCCGCCGCGGCGAAGGCGCCCTCGTCCATGATGCGCTGGGCCTCCTCTTGCACCTCCTGGCTCGTCCAGGTCGGGTGCACCGTCTTGACCAGCTCCTCGGTGGAGGCCGCGGTGGCCTGGCGCAGGAACAGCACCTCTTGGGCACCGTCGAGCGGGTCGTTGGGCAGACCGTCACCGAGCTCGATCGACGGCAGGAACTCGTCGACCTCGGACGCGCCGGCCATCATCGCAAGCCCGGTGGCGACCGACCACCCGAGAGCCTCGAGCGCCATGTGCTCCTTCGCGGACCGGGTGAGCAGCGTCCGTAACTGGCTCAGCTTCATCGCGTAGCCGGAGACGGCCCGCTGGATCGAGGCGGTCTTGCCCTGGATGCCCCAGGTGTCCGGGGCGTAGCCGGCGCAGGTGACGAGGAGCTGGGTGACGTGATCGGCCCACGCGATGTGCTGAGGGGCGTAGAACTGCGGTTGGACGGTGGCGATCGTCGAGGTGGGCGTCGTGCCGAGAGGAAGCTGCATCCGGGAGCCGCCGGTGATGATGTAGCCCTCGGCCTTGAGGGTTCCGGTCTCGTCGACGAGCGACCGGTCGACGAAGGTGCGGGGCTGGCTCTGGCGACCACGTGCGAGCAGCAGCGACTCGGCCTCGTTCACCTCGTCGAACAGCGGGCCGAGGCCGAACAGGTCCGAGCGCGCGCCCGGCACGTTCTGCCACGGGATGAGCGTGGACTTGTCGAGTCCGGTGAGCACCGTCGGCTTCAGGTCCGCGAACTCGGGGAACGAGGTGAGGGGGACTTCCTTGCCTAGCTCCTGCTCGTCGCCCTTGTAAAGGCGCCGCTCCACGCTGCCGACCTGGTGGGTCTCGAGCATCCGCATGGTCGCTGCCTCGTTGCGGTCCTCCTGGTGGACCTTGCGGGTGATGACGATCGTCCCGCCCATGTAGAACCGCCCGTGGCGCAGGTCCCATATGATCTGGTCCTCGGGCACGATGGTGAGCAGCGGAGCCTTGCGGCTCACGGAGTCGTCCTGGATCACCCGGATGCCGATGCGCCCGTCGCACGCCGCCTGCTCGCCGCCGTCGGTGGCGAAGGAGCCGATGTCGTTGATGCGCTCGAACACCTCGAGGTTGTCCTGCGCGAGCTTGGACGTCACGCGCGGCGTCACCGAGAACAGCAGCGCTGCGGAGAAGCGGCACAGCTCACGGGGCCACGGGACCGGGACGAAGTGCTCGAGGGAGCCCTGTCGGGTCGCGAGGTTCGGATTGTGGCGCACGAGCTGGGCGCGGTCGTTGCGGTACCGGCGCCGGTAGCCCTCGACCTCGAACCAGTGCTCGCGCACCTCCTTCGGCGGCCACGTGTCGGCCTTCTCGGCCTTCGTGACGACCCGCTGGAGCCAGGTGGGTGCCATCTCAGAACTCCTTCGGGTCTTGGAGGTGCTCGCCGAGCTGCCAGGCGCGCGAGGCGTAGAAGGCGGTCGCCGCGTCAACGGTGTGGTCGTTGACCTTCTCCGGCATCTCGCCGGTCTTGTCGTAGTGGTAAGCCTTCGAGTCCGCGTAGAGCTGCGGGCACGAGGCTGTGAGAACTTCACGGCCCTGCTCGAGGAAGAAGTTGCGGGTCATGATCCCTGGGCGCTTGTAGGCGTTGAAGGGCACCGGGACGATCACCGTCGGGGCCTTGGCGGCATCGAGCGCCTTGGCGAGCGTGGCGATCTCGGTCGCGCCGGCAGCGTCAGCGTAGAGCGTGACGACGTTGTGCTCCCGGCAGACCTCGGAGATGAAGTGGCACCGCTCGTTGAGCTCCACCCGGTGCCAGACGGCCTCCCCCACCCAGGCGATGCGCCCGTCGGCGAGCTCGGCGCAGACCTCGAGCGCGGTCGTGTTCCATCCCCAGTCGAGCCCGGCTTCGTGCGGGCGCCCGTGGGCCAGCGCACCGAGGCCCTGCTGGGCGGCGTAGGCAGCGGTCAGGCGCTCGGAGGAGAACACGGCCCCGGAGAAGGCGAGCGGGGAGCACATGAACTCCTGCTCGAAGACCTCCTTCGGCATCCCACGACGGGCCTCCTCGATCTCGGCGGGGTCGATGAGCGGGTTCGTCGCGGTGATGAACGTCCAGCACTCCCACTCGGTGTTCGCCGGGTCGATGGCGAAGCGGTGGACGTCGTAGAACCAGTTCTCCCCGTTAAAGGTCGAGATGAGGAGCGCCCGCCCGAGCTTGTCGGCGAGCATCGGCCGCACGACGGACTTCCACAGCTCCTCGGAGAGCTGGGCCGCCTCGTCGATGACCACGAAGTCGAGGCCCGCGCCACGCAGGTTGTCGAAGCGGTCGCCGGACTTGAAGGCGATCACGGAGCCGTTGGGGAAGAAGATCTCGCCGGTGGAGCGGTTGATGTCCCGGTGGCTGTGAGGGATTAGCTTCGAGACGTAGCGCATGACGTCCCGGCTCTGAGAGTGCGACGGCGAGAGCCACCAGACCACGGCGTCGGGCTTGGAAAGCGCGGCGAGGAGCACGAGCGCACCGCCGAGGAACGTCTTACCGAAGCGCCGCCCGGCAGCGACGACCTTGAAGCGGGCCGGGGACTCGAAGATGGCGGTCTGCGCGGGGTGGAAGTCGAGGTCGATCTGCCACTCGATGTCGCGCATCCCGCGGTCGGCTGCGCGGGCTTCCGCGGCACGGATCGGGCTCACGTGGTCTGGACCCCGACGTCGATCACCGGCGTGCCGGAGATGTCACGGCCACCGATGCGGACCCGCAGAGTCGTCGTGCCGGCGCTCCCGCCGGTGGAGATGGCCTGGTCGATGCCGCGCAGGCGTGCGATCTCCTTCATGGAGTCGAGCACGAGCCGGAGGTAGTTCGGCCCGGACAGCCCGTCGACATCGGACGCCTCGTGGCGCTTCCACGCCTCGGTGGCGACGGCCTCGATGGTGCCGATGATGCGCTCGGCCTCCTCATCGACGTTCTCGGCACGCTGCCGGCGCTCGAGCGCTGCCTGCTTGAGCCAGCGCTGGATGGTGCCGGGGGCGACCCCGAAGTGCGCAGCGATCTCGAGCTGGGTGCGCCCGGTGACCGAGAGGTACCACGCCTCGGCGCGCTTGTCCTCGGGGCCGAGCTCGGCGAGCTTGTCCTGTGCGAGGGGGACGAGTTGAGCGCGCTCAGCGGCGATCTTGCGAGGGCGTCCGGGCCTGAACGGCTGGGCGCGGGGACCGCTCGGGCTCACGTGCGCCAGCACATGAGGTGCTGAGCGGCGTAGCCAAGGGCCTCACGGGCGATCTTGAGCTCCCAGTCGTCGAACTCCTCGTGGTCCGCCCACGCCCCGATCGCCACCGACTCATCGGCCGGAGCGTCCCACCACGCGACGAGCACGATCCCCGCAGGAGACGCACCATCGATGCACCCGATGCCGTCTTCGGGATGGCCGGCGAAGAGCTCGGCGTTCTCGGCCAGGAAGCGCGCCAGAGCGTCCCGGCGACGGTCCGAGAGCGTGTCGGCGTCGATCACCTCGTCAGTACCCCTTGAGCTTGTGCTTGGCCTCGCGCCTGATCTCGGCCGCCTCGCCGGGGGTGATCGTGTGCTTGGCCTGGGCGGCTTTGACATCCATCAGCGCCGCTTCGGCGTGGGCCTTGTTCTCGATCGGGAAGGACCGCCCAGGACCGGCGAAGTCGCCCTTCGGCAGTGCAGCACGGCCCTTCTTGGAGAGCGCCATCACTTCTTCCCCTTCCGCGGTGGGGGGTCCTCTGCCCGCTTGCGTGCCGCTGCGTCGATCGCCTCATCTTGCCAGGACCCTTCGGTGATGCCGTGGGCCTTGTCCCACTTCTTGTCGCGCTTCATCTCGTTGAGGACCGCTACGGGGTGGCGCATGACGCCTCCTTGACCTGTCGGGACGGGTGCGCACGCTTGGAGCGCTCGATCGCTGCGATCTCGTCGAAGCGCCGACGAGATTCCTGGGCCATCGCCTCGGGAACCATCGCCAGAGCCAGCAGCCGAGTTCGAGCGTCCTGTGTGCCCTTGGCGGTCGTGCGCCTGTAGTGCCTGCCGTTGCTCACGGGCGGCACCGTACGGAGCTACGGGGGGCTCATGCGGGCACGTGAACAGCCACGCCAGGGAGGGGGCATAGAAAAGGGGGTTGAGGGTTGAATGCTCACCCGCCGCTCTCGGCCCTGCGTCTACGCAAGGTACCCCCCCTGCGTGAGCCTGAGCCTTCGAGCCTGAGCCTGGTGTGAGCTTCGCTCACGCTCACTCTTGGTGAGATTCTGAGCCTTCTCGCTCGTGATCCTTGCTCGTCTCACCATTCATGCAGGTGAGAGCACTGAGAGCAGAGTACATAGCAGTGACTTTGTGCTTTGGTGCTCTTCTTCGAGCCTTCTCACACCTTCTCGAGACCTACTACCGCTAGAGGCACTCCCTCTAGGCGCTTCGCGCTTCCCGCGCAAACACTGCTGAAGGCTCGGGTGCTAATGGTAATGATTCTCACCCTCACCCTTCTTCGAGCCTTCTCTCTCTAGTGACCTTTCCTCACATCACTGCCTAGCGGTAGGCCATCATCGTGGTCACTGCCTAGCGTCCTTCGTGCCCGGCTTCGCCGTGGGAGCGCCGTGGGCGCAGGCTCTTCCTCGCAAGCTCGTCGAGGAGGAATCCCGGAGACGTTGGGACCGTCCCCCGATCCGCGTCCGCGGCTCTCAGTCTAGCCAGCCGCATCCGGGCACTACCGGGCACGCCAGCTCACGGTGGGTGCGCTCGGGGATTCCGGGAATCTGTCTCCGTAGGGTTGACAACCGGGGATGTCCCAAGTATGTTGTCACCCATGCACACCACGGAGTTCCCCACCTACAGCCGCCACGAGGCAGTCGCCCTAGTCCAGAGCGACGGTGGCGACGTCGCCGCGTTCCTGGCCTGACATGGGCACCCACCACGCACCATCCACGGACCCGACCACGCGGGTAGCGCGCACGGCCGAGCCGGTGCGTCCTGCGCTCGAGCGGGCGCGGAACTTCGTCGCCTCCCAGCGCCAGCTGTTCACGACGTCCGGCGCGGTGGCGCTGTTCGATGCGCCCGAGCTCGACATGCTCGCGGACATCGCCCTGCAAGCCTCCGACCTGGACCGTGCGGCGCTGTTCGAGATGGCCCGATGATGGTCGACCCGGCCGAGCTCGTCGGTCCCGCAGAGATTGCCACGCGGCTCGCCGTCGCGCCCAACACGGTCTCGATGTGGCGTGCTCGCGGGCTCTTGCCTGCGCCCGTGGCGGTGATTTCCCGCGTGCCGGTATGGGACTGGGCCGACGTGCGCGAATGGGCGGTCGACACGTCCCGGATGCCTGCTGTGACAGATACT